CTGTAGATAGAGTTCTGGGCGCCAGTATCTCCCACACCGGGTCCTTATATGGGGGACCAAGCCGCCGGATCAGTTATCAGTAAGCTTTAACCATGTGTATTTACTCGATTTCATGTGCAAAGTTGTGATACCGCTCGTCATCGAACACTTCCTTGATGTCCGATGCTATTAAACGGTCACACAATTCACCCAAATCAAAGAGTCCCAAATCGTATTTCTCCATGACTACATCGCGGAATGAATCCTCGGAAAGCACAACCCTCTCGGAAAGAATTGAACGATATACATCATCAACAGAAGTGACGCCCTGTTTTGCGAACCAGGTTAAATCGTGTAGCCGCAAGCTAGCGACCGGGATGTTGAGCTTCGAGAAGCGGGATAAGAAGTAGTCACGCATGTAAGCAGCATGTCGAAATTCATAAGCATAGGAGAGGGCCTTGCCCGCTATGTATTCATCATCACTCACCTCTTGGTTGCGGTTCGCACGAGCATTGAACCTGCAAAGAGCTTTGCCGATGAGGGGAATCATACATTCGCTGTCACCCGCGGGGACGAAGAACCTAGACAAAAAAGTCAAATCGCAATAAAAACGACGCTCGCACGCTTTAAGGCGCATCCCAGCATCTAAGCAATGTTGTGTCCAGGCGGCACAGGAAATGCCGTCGTCACCCGTTCCTGCTGCTATATCGTCACCAAGTACAGCTGCTACGGTGTCAAAAACGTGGTTGGCCTCACAAAATGAGTACCAAAGACAGAAGTTCCACCAAGTGTTTCTTCCTGTGGTATCAGTGCCGCCGGTGGCTAATTGATTGGAGATGTCGGCAGAGATACCATAATCATAGGAAACAACCCGGAAGGATCGTGAATTCTCCACGTAAAAACGCCGGAACCAAAGTGGGGCTCCCGATCGCTTCAAGCATTGTGCGAAGATCTCATGTACATCAACCAGTTGACTCTTGTCATTCGCGGAAAAATCACCCTCGTAATAACGGGGCATGCCAGCAAGACCTTCGGCGATCTCGACGTCGGTCTTGGTGTACGCGAAAATGACTTGCCTAACTACTGGGTCTGAGAACGTGTTTAGCGCGTTGTGGAGCCTCTTGTTAAATTCATCCATGAGAGGCCCTGTAAGGACGTTGTATTCGTCTGAACCTAC